CAGATACAGAGATAGTAGTATCACTATTAAATAGTTGGGTAGGTACTTCAGGTAGTTTATTAACATACTTGCTTTCCACAGAGAAGCCGACACCAGTGCCACACAGCAGAATGTACATAGCTTCATCAAACGACTTCACATCATCTACAGGCAGATAGCTGCAGTTGTAGCCAGCGGTGCTGTCACGCTCCAGTGCTTCACCAGCAGTCATAATTGAACGCATAGAGGGCATTACTTCGCAATTAAGAATTGCAGAGTGTAGCTCCTTATGTAGCTCAGTCGGAATCTTGTAGCCGTGTTTCTTTTGTAGATGTTGCGTCATAAAATTCATATAACGATCTACAGTCTCGGGCCAATGCTCTCGACGATTCTTGTCGTCTAGGAAACGCGAGTAGCGGCTTTTAGCAATGAATGTTTCGTATGTACCAAGTGTCATTCTTCTAGTTCCTCTGGATTATAAAATGCAAGTTCAACAATGCCTAAGTAAATACTCACGTAGACACCGGGTGCAGGGTTTACATCAAACCCCACTGCTAGTCCTGCTAACAGTCTAATAGCCATTACCATTTACAGTACCTTTGTAAATTTCAGATGTTGCAATGGTGAACAATATGTTCTTTGTCTCGTCTGACAACATCTCGTAAAACATACCTCGGTACTTACCACTGCTAACGATGTAGTCAAAATCTTTAACAACATGGTGTACCCAGAACTCTTCCGATTGTGTCTCATCGGTCATCGCCACTACCTCCAATTACGTTACGTACTGCACGACTACGCAGCTTGTTAATGTTACCTACGGCAATGTCAAGCATGTCTAGATTATACTGGCTTCCCAGCACAGCTACAAACCATAGCACATCACCTAGCTCTTTTTTTAACGACTCTCGGTTTACTGCTCCGTCGCTGTCCCGTACTGCTTTTGCTACTAGGCTTGCTACTTCCCCCGCTTCCCCTGCTAGCCCTAGGCTTAGATACTCGCGGTTTAGGGCTGTCGGTAGTGCGAACCTTGCTGCTAGTTCTTGATACTCTCGTAGATTCATTTTCTTCCTTTGTCTTTAGTTTGTGGCACTTGGTGCACAGCACCTGAAGATTACTTTGCTCACAGAACAAACGATCTATGTACAAGTCCCAAGAAACAAAACCAGTAGCAGGGTCTACTACTGGAAGAATGTGATCAACTTGTACGTCCTTAGCAACGTGTTCTTCTTTACATGCAAGGCATAAATAATGCATTGCAAGCTTGCCTGTCTTCTTGTTTGTCTTCCTACCTAACTCAGCCTTCTTCAGTGCTTTCCACTTAGGGGGCCAGCGCCTCATTCCTCCACGTAGCGTACTAGTAATGAAGCTACGATAGCGCCCCTCTGTCCACTCCCCATCGTTCCTTACACCTGCCACGGGATCACTTTAGTCCATGCTGCAAAGTGGTGAACATTCCCGTGCTCGTCAGTACTGCGACTATACATTCCATCAAGACCCAGAAATTTATACACCCCTGAGAGGTGAAACTCGTTACTGTCAACTGGAACTTGCACGAGATCTGTAGGAGCAAGTTTGAAATGTGTTCCTTTATCCAAATCATACAACGCCTTCATGTCGTTAATGTCTACTTCGCTAATCACACACTACCTCCGCTTCTGTTTCAATCCATACGTGTGCACAATTGTTTTCACTTCAGTGCCTCTATGTACAAGCCTACATTACCTAGAGAATAACCTAAGAAGGCTATGCCCAACCCTGTTTTACCTGTTAGTAGTAGTTCAGCAGCCACTACTAAATAAACCACACCAATTAGTGCAATTAACCATGCTGCCATAATTACTCCTCGTAAGGTACGTACAATGTGTTCAGTGTCTCAAAGCTACCATCTTCAAACTTCTTGACAACCTCACTAGTGCGTACCATGTCTCGTCCCCATACATAGTGGTTTAGTGTACGTACATGTGCCACTTCGTATCCGGGAAACATCGTTGTATCAAAGACTGGTTCACCAATAAACTGTACTCTAGGTTTTACTTGTTCCATAACTCCTCCAAGAATGGATAAGATTGTACCAGAATGTTTTTACATTGTAAAGCTACCTCACGATGTTCTTTCTGCGTAGCTACGTCTGTACGTAGATCGACATAGTGAATCCAACTCCGCAGCGTACCATTCATGTACATCTTACTAGTAGTGTTGCCTTCAGGTAGCACTGCACGGGCTTGTTCCTTGGCAATGCCGTTCTCAATTGCCCACGCATATGCTTCGTTAGCTTCGTTAATCACACGCTTCTGACGCTCTTCCCACCATGCTGCTAATGCAGGGTTGGTGTTCTCTAGCGAATTCTGGCGATTCTTCAAGTCTTGCAGCCGTGCCTCACGCAGTTCAAAGCTTAGGTCTTTGGTAGGGTCTGCATAACGCTGGCTAAACTCTTGGAAGCTGAAACTACGATGACGCAGTATTTGCCTAACAATGTCTCGCGTTATCGTAATTTCCATGCACACATTAACCATCTCAAAGGGACTCCAGTGTTTGTTACGCACTAGATATTTAAGAAGCTTATTGTTGTTGTCTTCCTTCGACTGTCCGCTAGGATTTGAAACCCTCGCCATGTACGCTATTAGACTTTCTCCGTTCGGTGTCGTCCACACTAAGTTTACCAAGCTCATAGTCTTTTAAGTCCGTTTCCCAATCACGTTCCATTTCGTTATTAATAACTTCCCGCTTCCTACTCTTCCCAAGTCTTTCTTGATCCAAAGTCGTGCGGCTCATCTTCAAACGTGTGTTCTTCAAAGTTGTCATCATCTTCAAAAAAGTTAGTGTAGTTAGCCACCAGTACATCAGGAAGCATGGTAATAATATCTTCAACAGATAGTCCTAAAGCAATTACTAGCTCTACAGGATCATCAAAGTTGTCTTCGATAAACTCTTTAACCTGCCTCAGTTTGTCGGTGTAGTTCATTGTAGCGTCGTCCAAGATATTCAATTGAAAGAAACATCTCATCAAAGTGTCCGTCATTAACTTCGTTCAGTATTACCAAACCTCGCCAATGTTTGTTGGACAATTGATCCATGTAACTCTCGTCGTGCAGATAGTAGCTGCCAGCAATGATGGAGCAGATGGGTTTGCCGTCTGCCCTCTTGCCGTAGGCTACTTGCTTTCCCTGCTGATGCCCAGCAATGCAAGACATATGGAGCTTACTAATAATAGCAGAAGCAGTACTGGCGGGCCTACCCATAGCGCCAACAGGCCAATAATGGTTGAAACCAACACCATTGATAAAAACAGGGTGAAGGAATGGGTTAACTTCCCAGTTTTGTTCATAACATAAATCCTCAGTTGAGATTAACCCTTCTAGTGTAGGGTTGTTGTTAATTGCACGATCAATGCGGTTCTCGTGGTTACCAAGCAGCATCACCATGCGGGGCTTGTACACCTTTTCCTTGTTCTTCTTTTGTTTCAGTTGCAATTCTTTGATAGGACTTAGTAGCTTCTGCATTGCAGCTTTAGCTACTTCAATATCTTTTTTATATCTTAGCCCTTCAAAGTATTTACTCCCTTTCGTGTCGTGGGTTGAGAGACTAGGCATGTCTGCAAAGTCTCCCATGTTAACCACAACGTCAGGCCGATAGTCTGCAATGGCATTACCTGCCCACGTTAGATGGTCAGTAGGAACGCCTTCCTTAATCTGACAATCCGGGATTACTAGTATCTTCATCATCGTCCTCTTCTAGAAATGAACGTAGTGCTGCGTCTTTCTGAGCCACCATCTTATCGACAGCATCAGACACACCTACATACCCTGTTGAATCTAGAAACTTAGCAAACTCACTAAGAACGTTTACCCAACGTGTGTCTTCTGAAAAGTGTGCACGATGGTTGATACGTTTGTAGTGTGCGTACTCAACATCGTCAAAGGTGCACTCATCAGGTTCGTCTGAGCTAGTGTAAGAAAATTCAAATTGTTTAATTGCCATCATCATCTCCTAGTACAAGAAAAACTTTTTTAATTTTGTAGCCTACGTTTGTGTTGGACAAGATTTCTTCGAAACTGTCGCTGCACATGTAGTAGTCTACCGCTGTTTGGGCGCTACGCTTTGAAGCATAAAGCTTAGGTGTCAGTGTGTTTTGTGCACACATGTACGTGCCCTCTGTATCCTGAATCACATACGCTTCTTTTAGCACTTCCATTACTTACTCGCGCTGCTATAGTCAAAGAACTTAGGTTCATTCCACATACTGTAATAATCTGACACAACTTTCATACAGTGGATTAGGTGGTTAAGGGCTGCTTTATCTTTCTCTTCATCATCAAAAAACCACATTGGAAAATATGTTGATTTTTCTAGCATAAAAGCATGGTCACGCAATTCTTTACCAATCGCAGTGTCAATATCAACTTCAACTAACATTTGTGATCTCCATAACTCGTGGAACATCTACAACATCTACTAGAAACTCCGGGCCGCTAGCATACAGGAAGGTACGCATCTCAGGCCAGCATTGTTTCTTGTAGGGACAATAGCTACACGCAGTGCACAGCTTCTTGTTCTTACTAGTTTTACTAGCAGGTACGCTATCCATACGCTTGATTGTATCAGGCTTGTCAAGACTCACAGCCTCTACCGCATGGTCAGCTTGCAGCTTAAACAAGCCCTTGTTGACCTCAATGGGGTAGTAGTTGATGTGACCTAGTTCCTTCTGGATAGTAACAAAACCAGCAGTATCATAGTTAAGAGCAGTAGCATAGCCGTTTAATTGTTGGTAGTAACCAAATGGATCCTCTTGTAAGTTGTTCTTGAACTTCTCTTCACCGAACTTAGTGGTGCTCTTAACGTCTACAACAACGTTGTCAATGACTGCGTCGATACGACCACGTACATACCAGCCGTTGCCTACTTCGTACAGCACACGCTCTTGTTTACTAGTAACACTGTGACCGGCATCTTCTGCAACGTTGAGCACTAGCTCTTCCAGAATGTCGCCGTAGAAGAACTTGAGCAGTGTGTTGCCGTCATGCTTCTCTGCATTCTCTGGGGTGTTGTACTTGTACCAGAGGCGACGAGGGCAGGGATCACCCACTTCGCTAAAGTACAGGATGTTCTTCTCACGCTCGGATGAGCGTGGGTTGAACCACTTGTCATAGCTGACGCTGACATTGTTGTTCGCTGTAGCAGGGGCAATGCCCCCACCAATGAGCGAGTAAATGTCAGACACTAGTGTGTCGATAGTCTTCATTCAGTCATCTGCTCCGCAGCAGCTAGGTCTAGATCACCGCAGGAATAAGCCTCAAACTTACGTGCAAGTTGAATGATGAATTCTGCGTACTCGTCAAGATTAGATGGGGTAGAGTCCTCACCCCGTAGGTAGTTGTCTGCAGCTTTCACAGCATTGGTGATTGAATTCTGACGCACAATGGCACGATCACCATGCAGAGGAGGGATGGGGAACACCTTAGCGGCCCCGTAGGAGGGCTTAGAAGGGGCTCCAGCAACCGTAGCAGTG